ATGTGGACAGCAACTAAGGTTGATACAAAGAGTTATCTCGTCTGGAATCTCTGCAAAGGTTACTTGTGTGTCTTGTGGAATATACTTAATCATGTATTACTTTGCTTTATATTTATTGAATCCTATATAACCACCACTATTGATATTATCACAACAATCCTTATCTATATGAGCGAATATTCTATCCTCAAATTCCTTCTTTCTAGGATTAGCCCAGTTTGCAACAGCAGTTAAATAACCAATGATTCTTGTATAGAACTTAAGGTTCTTACTACCACAATGAGGACATTCACTTACCGGTGCGTTAACAATGTGCCCACAATCCTTACATTCAGTCATAGGAATATTGAATGTAATATATGAACAACCAACCTCTGCTGCATAAGTAAGAAGATATTTATACTGTGTTGAAGTAAGGTGACTGTCAAGGTTTATATGACAAGCACTGCCACCATCGAGATAATCACCAATGTACTCTCTACCATGCATCCTGATCTTATCGAGAACAGTTGTGTTAGGATCATTTGGTTTGAATACATAACTAGCATAGAGGTTAGTATCCTCAGGAACCCAATATCCATCTTCCTTATCCCAGTTGTAGTTCTTAGCAGCAAGACTTTCAGCAGGCACCTGCTCGGTGTTGAAGATCAACTTATGAGGCCCTGTCTTATCCTCGTGAAGTCTATTCTGTTCGCTAAAGAATCCGAAAATCTCTTGGCAGAACTTTGCATACTCATCATTGACACTACAAGTTAATCCAAGGAACTCAGCGGCCTGATTCAATCCGTTAAGACCAAGAGTCAAGTACTGTTTATTCAAATCAATGAATCCAGCCTTGTACACTGGTAAGAGATCTGCGTCGTACATATCCCAAAGGAGTTCGTTGTATGCAGTATGGTACTTATATACTCGATCCGTGATCTTAACCATGTACTTTTTTAACGAAGGATAGTCTTCTGTGGTGAATGTAAACTTACCTCTCTTCTCAGTCTCTCTCCTGTACCAGTTCTGAATGATACGAGAAAGATTGAATGTGATAACTGACTTGGATCCTGTCTGTACACCAATGTTACCATTAGTGAAGTTGAATTCCTTAGTCTGTAGCTTGTTCTTCAAACGACAGCAACTACTCAAACTATCGACAGTATCGCTGATGTATGTAAAGAAACTATGACCACGAGCATACTCCTGACATACAAAGTCGAACATCTCCATATCCTGATACTTACCATCCTTGAATAGGAGGGTGACAGATTCAACAGGGAAAGTGAGAACAGTCTTGAGACGCTCTGCGTTGAACCACTTCATAAACTCCATCTGTACATACTTTAATGACTCCCAATCAGGTTGTGTTCCATCAGGAAAGTAGAAGTCACCAAACATTCCTTCAAAGAAGTACTTGTCAAAGTAACTGAAGTTCACAAACGCACTTTGGAATCCACGAGCTGCTGCGGGTTGGTTGATAGTATAGATGATCTGTTGCCAATACTGATGAATTTCACTAAGAATGGTCTTAACCTTACCATCGTAACTCATTCCAACCACCTCATCCCATCTTTCATAGAAATCTGGACCCCATTCCTTCTTACAGAAGTAAGTGAAGTACATAAGGGCTTCACTAACAGCGACAGCACCAGCAAACTGAGATGACATAGCGAAGATCATGTTGCAGAAAATACCGCAGAATGATTTAAGGTTCTTAGGAGAAGCAGACAAACCACCAAGTCCTTTGATACCACCAGTCAAGAACGGATACATTGTTGCACTGACACAGTAAGGACTGATAGCACCAGCAAATGAACTCTCGTCATTCTTATATAAGATATGGTCTTCGAGATCACGAACGTACTGCTTTGCATTAAAGTCGGGGAATAATACCTTCAACTTATCAGTGATCATCGCTCGGGAGATCTTAATGTTATCAGTCTTATGTATCTCTGAGTTGAGAATAGCGATGTTCTTGTTTGCTACATTACTATTATCATCAACTGTACTGTTTGCTGTATTAGATGATTTCTTATAACGATTAATGAATGCGATCTTGTTCTCTACGAACTTCTCCACGGCATCCTTCTCATTCTTCCAAGACTTGTATTCCTTGAGCATATCTGAGTCAATCTCTTCAAAGAGATGTTCCAGTTGTCTCCGGATACTACTACAGAGTATACCATCGTAAATATATAGTTTGTCAACGAGTTCCTTTGCATCCTCGTTAGAACATTCCTTTCCAGTTCTCTTACTTACTTTCTTTACGATGTTAACTAGTTTCCTTTCACTATAAGGTTCGCTTGAACCATCGCTCTTTCTAACGTTAATATTAGTATTCATATTGTAAAATATTAAATTATTCGAGAAAAATAAGAGGCACCTGCAAAAACAACTGCCTCTAATAAGGTATTTATTATGAATTACTTACGATGAAAAACTAAACGTAAGTCGCGTCCAATCATAATTTGCACTGTATCTACATTGAATATACTTTCGTCTCTTGTTAGTACTAATGCATGGTTTCTATGTAAGGATATGCTTATGTCTTTTTTAGGTATACTATATTGAAATAAATCCCATATAATCTTTTCTAACTTATCATGCAACCACTGCTTATCCGCTTCCTCTAGTGGAACATCTATCTTCAGTCCCTGGACAATCTTGGCCATACCTTTATATATAATTTCATTATGGTCGTCCGCGGAGACCTTAGTCAATCTCCTAACTCTTATATAACTAAATTCTTTGTCTAGGTTTAAGAGCCTATAACCATTACTAAACTCTTCATCATATTCGAATAAATCTCCAAAGGTTATATCTTTGGTTATATTATCATCAAATAAACTTTCTCTTAAACTCTTCATCGTTTCTCAAATGTAAATTTAATACTAAGGAACTCTACGTGAACTTTTTTAACAGTTTTATCTAGCATATTCCAGTTATTGAGGATGTCGTTATATTTATCAATATCACCGTCATACGGAGTTCCATCTGGATAGTGATTTTTATCACTACATACATAGATTCCAGGCCAAGCAGCTGCTTTTAGTCGACGAGTACTATTGACAATACTCTTATAGTACTTCATAAAGGTCCTTAGTATTACATTAACTTCCTTATGAGGAATGTTACCAGGTACAGGAATATTACAAATTAGTTTCTCGAGAGACTTAACTATAGTATCCTCAACGTTGCTACACTTAACCCCAGTGTCCCTAGACAAAGCATTAACATTATATAGTTTGTCTATGGTCCAGTTACGTCCTATCTTTGCATCAGCACCGGGACGATAAATCTCCACATCAACTAACTTATATAGGTTGCCGAATGCAAACTCTGAGGTTACATTTTCTTTGTCAAATATACTTTCAGCTAAACTCTTCATAACACTTTACTTTACTGCATATCCGTGTCCATCAGTAAGTGGACGAGCAAGATCATTGATAACGCATTGTTCATGATTAGTTGTGTACTTGACACATTCCTTTAAGATGTCTTCCTCGGACATCCAACCACGATAGTACTTAATATTAGTTATAGCAAGGGGCCATGCATGGAGTTGACATACTCCTTCCATAGTCCAGTCTTCACTATACTTACCATTCACGTCTCCCCAGATAAAGAAGCTCTTATCAAAACTCTCATTAAAGTCTCCGGTGATGTTATCCTTAGGATTTTCAAAGTCCCACCAGTACATATCTGGTTTAAGTAAGTAGATGGGCATATCCTCGCGATGAACATAGTTGTAGACACAAAGGTTAACAGTTCTGTTGTTACCGTTCCAAGTAAGGATAACTAAGTATGTAGAGAATGGGTCGAGTTCTGCACTCACACCAGTACCCCACATCAAATGGAACTTCTCACCATCAAAATTAACATTTACTTTCACTTCTCCAAATTCGAGAATTTCCTTTGTATCAACTGCATCAATACTGCCAGGGGTTTCTACAACGAATGATAACCAACCAGATGGTCCGCACATTGGTTTCTGGTAAGTCACACAGCCATTCTCATTTTTGAATCGGTATATATTTCTTGCTACTATATTATTGTGATGACAATATATTTTGTCTTGTATTGTTATATCTCCTTTTGTAAATTGCTTTCTTATTGAATCCTCCATAAATATATCACTTAGATTTGTGGCAGTGAATCGTGGCGACTCAAGCTGACCCACAGCACTCTCTTTTTCTTGTTCTTCTCTTTCCTTCTCACCAAATGTCTCATCATACTT